AATTCACTGTCACTGTCCTCAACATCAATCTCCGTGTAGAAAGCGAATTTGTTCGTTCCGAGTGGCTTCATTTCTAAATCGGCGAAAGTTGTTCCACTTGGGTAATGTTCCATCACACTTTCGTACGGTGCGGGAGAAAGCTCCTCCGCTTCGAGTTCATATACACAAGCACCCTTGTAAAAAAGTTCGGTCGGGTTGAGATATCTCAGGCCGAGGGTGTTTCCGGTATTCATCGCGACAACACCGTACATTTCGTCTTCAATTCCGTCTTCGTTGACTAAAATTTTTACTATATCATCTTGGTTTATCTCTGTTGGCACAATCATGCTTAGAGTTTTCGCTCAAAAAAAATTCAGGGATAATATCACAGATGAAAGTTGTTATTTATTCGAAGGAAGGTTGTCAATATTGTGACCACGCAGTAAGCCTATGTGAGTCAGAGAATCTCGAGTATGAGAAAGTCATGATTGATAAGGAGGAACTCAAGAGATTGTGTGAAGGGTCAACGATAACCTACCCTCAAATATTTATTGACGGACGTCGCATCGGAACATATTTTGATTTTCAGGACTACATCGAAGAAGAGTACGAACCAGAAGAGCATGAACCTATTCTCGCTCCAACTCTAAACAGGTTTACAGTTTTCCCTCTAAAATACCCGGAACTGTGGGAACTTTACAAGAAGGCTCAGATGTCTAACTGGACAGCTGAAGAGGTTGACCTTTCAAAAGACCTTGATGACTGGAAAACACTAAACGATAATGAACAGAAATTCATCAAATATATTCTGGCGTTTTTTGCCGGTTCCGATGGCATAGTTTTTGAGAACATCAATAATAACTTCGCTGACGAGGTGCAAATCTCCGAAGCACGTTCTTTCTATGCGTACCAGTCTCACAATGAAATGGTTCACGGTGAGACATACTCAAAACTCATTGACAAGTACATCAAAGACAGTGCCGAAAAGAAGCAACTCTTTGAGGCTATTCAAACAGTCCCGTGTATCGAGAGAAAGGCTAATTGGGCTCTAAAATGGTTTAACAAAGACCGTTCGTTCGCTGAACGACTTCTCGCCTTCGCCTGTGTAGAAGGCATCTTCTTTTCTGGAAGTTTTTGTGCCATCTTTTGGCTAAAGAAAAGAGGACTCATGCCCGGCCTGTGCTTTTCCAACGAACTCATCTCTCGTGACGAGGGGCTTCACCAGGAGTTTGCTGTTGAATTGTTCAAACTCTTGAGAAATAAACCGTCAAAAGGCACCATACATTCCATCGTAAAGGAGGCTGTTGAGATTGAGAAGGGTTTTATCATAGACGCCCTTCCGTGTAATCTCATCGGCATGAACAGTGACAAGATGTCCGAATATATCGAGTACGTTTCCGATCGTCTCCTTAAACAGATCGGTCAGCCCCCAATTTGGGGGTCTAAAAACCCTTTCGACTTCATGGAAAATATTAGCCTCGACGGTAAGACCAACTTTTTCGAAAAGAGGGTAGGGGACTACGGGAAGATGGACGATGATTCAGGTGAGATTGGGTTCGACGATGATTTTTAATGTGTTCGTATTATAAATGAACCCCGAACTCGTGAAACTCATCTCGCTTTCGCAGAGGTCGCTCCAGAACATCAGTGCCTACGTTTCTATTTCGTTGGCACTTCTCGCGTATTCTCGGTTTTACCGTGGTAAAGGGAACGCTTTATATAACGTCGCGTTCATCGTCATAAGTGCTGCGGTTTTGTTACTGTCTATACGACTCCTCCATCTCTTATTGAATCAGCTCAACATGTACAAGAACAAGCTCAATGAGGACGATCTGAAAGTCCTCGATGACTTTACTCTCGTTCCCAAGACCCTGATGTACGTGTTGTACGTCGTCCTCGCGTTCTCTCTCTACACTCTTTATAGGCAGGTATTATAGATGGGAGGAGAACGGCATGTAGTCATAGAAAAACCCGACGGTTCCCTCGTGGTTGGATGTAACGTAGACGTTCCAGAACCTCCACCCCTACCCGAGGAAGTCGTCCTCACGATTCCACTAGAAGTCGTCAGGTACAGTCAAATTAACGCGATCGTCGCAGATTTTCTACTTTTAATGGGTTTTGGAATCATGATCGTGTATCAAAGATATCTCGATATTTTCAATATCATCTTCGGTGTATTAACGGTGTACGCACTGCATAGAAAACCCGTACCGTATCAATTGACCGGATCTTCTTTACTCGGGGCACAGTCGTATGCCTATATCATGTGTATATTCTTCGCCATAACTCATATGTGGTGGGAAGCCGCATATCAGTTTAGTTGTGGAAGTAATGTGTTGCTCGCTTTAGTCAGCGCTGAAGAGATCACTACGGAGCATTTTGAAGAGGTTCCATAGGAGCATTTTGTGTTGTGGACTCTCAACACAATCCCAATCGTCGACAATAGACATGATGAGTTTGTTATCATCGGGCTCATCATTTTTATGAAAGGATTTGGGTGCACGATCTCCTTCGCTTCTGACACTTCTGATGTAATCCGCTACGACATAAATCACCGCATCTAAAAGTTCCTCTCTCGCCATAGCCATCCATGAATCTTTTGGGGTACCCCACGTCCGGGTATCGTCGTCGACTCGTACACCGTGTTTATAACGTTTCAATCCGAGCTCGAGCCGCCCCAATATTTCTTCGCGTGTTCCCATTTCCTCTAATAGAAGCCATACCCTTTAACCATTTTTTCTTGAGTACCGCGAACTGCTTAGCAGTCATGGCTTTATTCCTACGAAGAGCTTCGTTCGCCGCCGCTTGTCTCCACCTGTTTTTCATGTTATTGGGAACGCCGGTCACGTTAACATTCTTCATCACGTAGTTCCGCTCGAGGTTACGCTTCCTCTGCATCTTCCAGTTCTTAACCATATCCTTCTTGATTTTGTCGACGACCATCTTTTTGGGTACACCGAGCGCCTTGTTCCTATTGTTGGCGCTCACCCTAGACGCGGCATTCTTGATATTCCTGATATCCTGTGTGAGATTAGGCTTGTATCGGTTCATCCAGGCTTTACCGTACTGCTTCTCGAGGTCCTTACGAATAGAGTTATCATCTAATCCGACCCTCTTGACTCGTTCTTGCGCCTTTTGGTTTTGAACCTGTGCCTTCTTCGCCCTTTGAACCTCACGTTTGGTGGGCTTGGGTGGGGAAACGGGCTTGGGTTTAGGCTTGTTCAGGTTGTTTCGAACAGCCTCGATCTTTTTACAAAGATCATCCTTCTTCTGCTTACCGTTGGTGTTAATCTTGAGTACCTCGGCTATTTGCTTAATTTGAGGAAGGGTCATATCGCGACACAGTTTACGTCCTATGCGGAAAGTGGTGTTTTTCCCAGACATGGTGACATTCTTCACCTTGGCCGTTTTTATACCGGACTTCTTCTTGATAGCGTCGCAAATTTCGCGCTTGTACATGTCACGGGTGACACCACCACTCTTGACCCTAAAGTTGATAACACCCATTTTACGCGCGAGATCCACGAGTTCCTTTTTATCCATGCGCTCACACTTCTTTCCGTCAATCTTGAGGGCGTTAATTTGGTTTTTATTGAGAGCGGTTTTGCGTTTCACGACACGCTTGGGCTTGGGGGGAGAAACGGGTTTAATCTTACGCTTCGTTTTCTTTTTGGGAGACGCCCGTGTCTTTTTGATGATGATATCTTCTCCAATGTCAAACTGGCGAATGACTTGAGAAGTAGCCTTGTAGGCATTTTCAAGAAGAGCAGGTGTCTTCGCGCCTATGATTTGCACGACACCAGACTTGCTTATGTTGAGTGTGTACCCCCGCATCGTCACGTACATCATAGGTGTGAGTTCGGGTTCGTAGACGACGCTACCGTACCGAGCAAACTTGGACGCGATGTTGTCCATCCTGAAAACACCGTTGATGTTGAATTGACCACTGAGATTGTTAAACTGAATGGGGTTGTAGAAGAAGGGTTCTTTCGTCGTGTAGTTGTCCACGATGTAACGACGAACCGCTTCCGGTTGGACAGATATGTGACTCGCTAATAAACCACCGGAGAAACGAATCTTACCGTTTTTGTAAATGTTTACGTTTGTTCCTTGGTTTACACCGTCATCATTAGAAATCACCATCTTAAATTCTACAGTGACCAGGGGTATGTTCATGTTACCCTTGAGTCCAAGATTACGGGTGTGCCTGACGGCAATCTTTTGTTGACCGTACCTACCGACGATTTCCTTCGTTTCTATATAAAGACCGTCGGCGATTCGCATTTTAGCGAGTGGTTTTTTGATGACTATCTGTTTAAGGTTGATGACGGTATCTTTCTGTCCGTAACCACTGTCTACACCGGCGTTGAACATACCCGGTCTGAATGAAGAAATGACAAGAGGAGTCAAATCCGCGAATTCGTTGACCACGTTCGGGTTCATCTCCGCGAGCGCCTTTTCAAACGCGGCTTCGTTGATTGGAGAAACATTGTCTATGGGTTCTCTCATCGCATTGTTTACCAATTTATTGATGTTAATGTCCGCGAACTCATTTTCAAGGGGAGAGTTGTTTTCGAATTGCGCGAATCGACTCCGTGTAGGAGGAGGGGGAGGAGGCATCGCTCGTCGCTGTTGTAACTCGGGTCGAGCAGGTTCACGGAAGAATTGCTGACCACGAGCAATGTCTTCCCTGCGAGCCATACGCTCAGCCGCGCGAGCGCGTTCAGCTCTTTCCAGCTCCATCTCAAGTTCCCGAGCAAAGTTATTGTTATTATTCGAGTCATAATTGGGACTTTGCCGTACGTCCACACCAGACTGCCTGACAAATTCTTTGACCGACTGGCTCATATTACTATCTTATAGGATTTTTTTTAATGGTTGTTCCCAGTCATTAGTTCGTCTTCCTTTAGGTCGACACCGAAAATAACGGGTTGAGTGGGATACTGACGACCCCGGTAAGACACCGATTCGTTTCTAACCTCGATATCGTACGAGCTGAATGGACCAACATAGAAGTCTTCGTGGAACTTGTGCTGCCCGAGGTTATTGTTCTTACAGTGTGTATTGAAAGCGGCCACGAAGAGGCTCTGAGGTACGTACTCACCCTTAGCCTTGTCCACGTTGGTAGACTCGAGGAAGTGGATAAGAGAGTTTGCAACCTTCGCGACTTGCATCTTGATGAGTTCAAAGTACTTTGGAACTACATTCCAGATATCCGCATCAGCGTACTTGTTCCTGTAGTCGATGTAGCCTCGTACACACTTGAGTAGAATGATAGGCAACTCGTTTTCAAGCTTATCATCGAGAGCGGGATCCGCTTCACGCACCTGTTTGCTAAAGTTCCAAGGCAAAATACGACGCAAAACAGAGCCCGAGTTATCCTTCCACCCCGGAACTTCGTTACCTCCCAAGACACCCGGAACCTTCCAAACCATGGGAATGGCTTGTTTGTTTTTGACAGCGATGGATACATCCTCGCCAGATACAATAGACTGGAACTCCGCCTGTTCGAGTGAAAGATCACCCTTCACCTCTGGTGCGATGAACATGAAGTTGTTCGCGATGGCGGAGAGGCCGAACTTCTTCTCGATATTGTTCGAAAGTGTGCCTACATCCTGACTCTCGTAGAACTTTTTGAATACCTTTGTGATCAGGGTACTCTTACCACTTTTCGCAATTCCTTTGAAGAATGGGATGATTTGCCATTTATCCAACTCACCGACATCAAAGCACAGGCGCCCACCCATCACATAGGCCCATTTGCACACTTCCGGTTCGAAGTTTTGATATTGAAGTACACGGTCAAAGTTAGGCGTTGGAATATCTTCCCAGTTGTCAACGTGAGAATAGTCGTCGAACACCTTATCGAAGTATTTACAGGCGATCAAGGTTGGGTCGAGACGTGCAAACTCCTTGCTGGTGTACGGGTAAAACGCACATCTATAGTACCCATCATTCTCATCCATAGGATTTGTGGCAACCCACTCCTTACCGATGAAGACACCATTCTTGAAAGACCACACGTAACGTCGCTTTTCGATAGTGGGAAACTGTGAATCCTGACACTTGGAGAGGTTATCGATCACTTCCCTGAAGATGCTCCCCTTGCTCGTGAAGTTCTTCCACATCTCAAAGTTATCATCCTTGTTTGCCAACGAATATACGAAATCTTCGATGGACATTTTCTGTTCCCACGCCCGTGTATTGTACCCGTCTTCAGTCTTACGCTCTTCACAGCAGAACCCCTTGTATCTACGATACTTCGCCTTGTACAGTTCATCCAGGGCAAAAATGAGACACTTTTGGTACGAAGAGACACTCTCAGTGTCTTCTTCACACATCGTAGAAGGATCGGACGTCGAGCTCGCCTGGTGCTTGACCGTGGGGTTTACGACCCGCTCGTACGCATTGTAGTGACGTCGAACGTTGTCGTATCCATCCTTCACTTGCTTCAGGATGTTATGGACACGGGTGATGAGATTTACGCCGTCGTCGTTTTCTTTTTTGTCAAGGTTAATTTCTTTGATTCTGTTTTTGAGGTCGACGAGATAGCGTCGTTGTTTTTCACGAATACCTTTTATAGCCAAAATATCGAGTTTAGACACCATAGGATTCCCGTGCTCGTCAAAGTTGTCACTGTGAATGTATTGCCGGTAACCAAGTTCACGTGCACACTTGAAATCCTCCGTTCTGAGATTCCACAACTTCTCGAAGGCCTGAACAATTTTTTCAAATTCGGATTCTCCGTTCATCGACTGAATAGCCCGTTTCTGTAGCTCGGCGAGTGCTTCATACTTATCCGGGTCCTTGTCGATGAAGTGAGTATCTTCCATAGTTATATGATTTACAATTTTTCTCTCTAATTAATTTTTCAACTCACTCAAAATCTTTATCAGGATTTTATTTTGCATCTGGAGTTGTTGGGAGATCCCAACGAGGGCGGTGCACACGGTGTCACCATCTTCCGTAGCCAGGAGAGAGGTCATGAGAGTCGTGACATCCATGCCATCATCCTCGAACATCATTTCATCCTCGTCCATGTCGATCTCCTCCTCATCGATGGGTTCCTCCTCAGTCTCGGTCTCCGACTCGGAGACGATCTCACCCTCCTCGATTTCAATCTCATTTTCCTCAGGCTGATTTGACATTTAAATTAGACCAAGAAAAATTGGATCGCGAAATTTCGCATTTCCCCAAAATTATTTTCTCTGCTTATAGTACAACAACTCTCAAAATGGCTGGCGGTCTCATGCAACTCGTAGCGTACGGTGCCCAGGACGTTTACCTTACCGGTAACCCTGAGGTAACTTTCTTCCAGGCGAAATACAAGCGCCACACTAACTTCGCGATGGAGAACATCGAGCAGACCGTCAACGGTACTGCCGCCGACTCCGGCCGCGTCTCCGTCACTGTTGCCCGCAACGGTGATCTCGTCGGTGACATGTATGTCGAGCTTAAGTCCAAGTCCGGCATCGCGTCCAACACTTCCGATGCTACCGCCGATCTTTGCTGGGTCGCCGAGCGCGCCGTCTCCTCTGTGGAAATGTCCATCGGTGGTCAGCGTGTCGACAAGCACTACCAGCGCTGGTGGCGTCTGTACTCCGAGCTTTACCTCGATGAGTGCAAGAAGGCCACTTGGGGTAAGATGACTACCGGCACTGCCGACTCCACTGTCTACCTTCCTCTCGTTTTCTTCTTTAACCGCAATCCCGGTCTTTATCTCCCACTAATTGCTCTGCAGTACCACGAGGTTCGTATTGATTTCGATTTATCTTCGGAGTTCACCACTTACCTTAACACTGACACCTTCAAGGTCTGGGCCAACTACATCTACCTCGACACCGAGGAGCGTCGCCGCTTCGCCCAGAAGGGTCACGAGTACCTCATCGAGCAGGTTCAGCACACTGGTACTGATACCGTCACCTCCGCTTCCACCAAGCAGGTCCGCCTCTCGTACAACCACCCCATCAAGGAGCTCGTATGGTGCTTCGACGAGGGTGTCGCCCGTACCAAGATGTGGAACTTCACCTCCAAGGGTGCCGTCGGCGAGGTTGTCCTCGAGGCTGACCCCACCGCGATCGCGGCGTCCAACGCTTTCATCTCCACCTCCGTCTCTGGTGCTCCTCTCCTCAAGGTAGGCACCGACGGTACCGCGGCTGCCAACGCCTTCACCGAGGAGGTCGTCGGTCCCCTCAACACCTTCAAGCTCGTTCTTAACGGCCAGGACCGTTTCAAGGAGCAGAAGGGTAAGTACTTCAACCAGGTGCAGCCCCACTTCCACCACAGTGGTTCCCCATACGCGGGCGTGTATTCGTACTCCTTTGCCCTTAAGCCCGAGGAGCACCAGCCTACCGGCACTTGCAACTTCTCGCGCATTGACAACGCCCAGGTGTCCGTTACCATGAACACCACCGACGCGACCAACATGCACATGTTCGCGACTAACTACAACGTCCTCCGCATCCAGTCTGGTATGGGTGGTCTTGCCTTCTCTAACTAAGCATACAAATCAAATTTGTATTTGCTATTAAAAAATTCATATTTAAAAATTGAAATCGCACAATTTTTAAAATTGAAAATGAGTATGTTACTCAGGCGAATGTATGAACTTATCGTGAAAGTTGAAAAACCTACGTTAGGACGTTGGAATCTCAAGTCGTGTAACGAAATTTCAACATCCATAAACTCCGTGTACCAGAACAGAGACCACTGTGGTGATACGATTTGTAAAACACCGAAGAAGGCTTCGGAATATAAGGATAAACCACGATAAGTAAGTATGTACGAAGTGTACACTGATGGAAGCTGTTTGGGAAACCCTGGTAGAGGTGGGTGGGCGGCCATTAGTAAGGACTTTAAGCTATGTGGGGCACAACCTAATACTACGAATAACGTGATGGAAATGACAGCTATCGTGAAAGCACTCGAACAGTGTCTATGGATGGAAGAGAAATACGTACGTATCGTGACGGACAGTAATTACGTGAAGCAGGGAATATCTTCGTGGATACACAATTGGAAGAAGAATGGATGGAAAACTTCCAATGGTGGGGATGTTAAGAACAAGGAGCTGTGGGTAAAACTCGACGAATTGAGGGAACGCTTTACCATGATTGAATGGAAGTGGGTCAAGGCTCATAATGGTACACCCCAAAATGAAGCCGTCGATAAATTAGCCAGGGAGTGCGCTAAAAATTTATCCGAGTAAGTTAGGTTCCATGAGTGTTCAAAAACAGGAAGAACACTGTGAATGGTGTGAGAAGCAGGAGAAGCTACTTGTCAAATGGGCAGAGAAAGCCGCCGGGTATCGCTGGTTACACAACCATGCACGTCTCTATTATAAAAAGCAAAATGATTGGCTGGCGTATCCGTCTATCATCATAGCCTCAATAACGGGTGTGGGTGGTTTTGCTGTGCTAAACCCCAGCGGTAATGACGGTGTGAGTAACGATACCAAGACGCGTATCATGATTGTCCAGTATTTCTTTGCCTTCCTCAACGTCATAGCTGGTATTCTTTCTTCTATCAGTAAGTTTAGTCAGAGTCTCCCTTTATCGGAAGCGCACTCGGTCATGTGTGTACAGTGGTCTAAGTTCTACAGGTCAATAGATATGGAACTGTCGTTGGATATCAAGCATCGTTCCGACGTAGTGGAATTCATCATGAAGTCGCGTGAGGAGTACGACAAATTGTTGGATGACGCACCGGATATACCCTCCATTTCCATTCAGGCATTCATGGTACAATTTCCTGATAAAGAGAACAAACCGGATGTTTGTAACGGACTCTCGATTGACATGAGTGATGATGCGGCATCCGTGACAGGTTCGGGACGTGCGGTGAGCAAGTGGTTGGGTGCTTTTCAGAACATCGCGACGAGAAGAAAGAGTCGGGACGTAGACGAGTTAGAACGAATGCCATCCGTATAAATTTCTCAGTACATTGTAAATGCTTAGGTTCATTCAATTTTTACCTATTTTGATGATCTCTCTTCTGTACGGTCTCGTGTATGCCGCGATTAACCGCGTCAATCCTGATGCGTTTGGTTTCGAGGACAATATCGTAGACCCTTTTTACTTCTCGTTTACTACGATGTCTTCCGTGGGGTACGGTGACTATTCCCCCAAGACCCGGTTCGCGAAAGCTGTCGTCATGAGTCAGCAGTTTGTACTCCTCGCGGAAATCAGTAGCCTCCTCGGTCTCGACAAGCTGGGTAACTCCATACGGAACACCAGCATCAATAACATGATTAAGAATGCTTAAAATTATGTACACTTATTATAAATGATAGTGATTATACTGTTGTTTATAGTATGGTTCTTTGCCTACGCGAACAAATGTTCGTGTAAAAGAAAGACGGAGGGGTGTTACAGAACCGAATTTTATGGGTTTCAGTACGGACACTTACTTCTGTACATGCTTCTAGGCTTTTTGTATCCCAAACAGTTTTGGTTTTGGATCATCTTGGGAATCGTGTGGGAAATATTTGAATACTGGCTTTCTATGCGTCCGGATATCGTAGAGAATTTAGGAGGGTGTCTCTCTACATCCGACGAGAAAACACCCTTGTGGTATCGTCACGTGTATGCCGGTACACCCAAGCACGAAAATTTCATAGATAGAGTCTTCGGTATAAAAAATTCGGAGTCGCACACGTGGCACTATTCTATCGGTGAAAATCTAACGAATGTTTTAGGATTTATGATTGGAAAATATCTCAATGGAGTGTATGTTTAGAGCGATGTACAAAGATCCCAATTTTATTGGCGCTCAAACACTTCCTCCCAATGATGTCGTGGTCATCATGAAGGATGGAATCGAATATCACAAGGCGGAAGGTGTTGTGTTTCGTTCGGAAGCGAGTATTGATAAAGAGTCGAAGGAACTTAAAGGTACGACCCGTGGTAAGGATAAGATACGAGAACTCTTCATCGAACCTACAGTGAGGACAAAAGGTAGGTTCACAGTCACGATGTATGAGTTTTGATCCCATAGCTCAGTTGGTTAGAGCGTGGTGCTTATACTACGTATACACGAGTGGGATCATACCCATATAAGGCACGCCAAGGTCACGGGTTCGAGCCCCGTTGGGATCACTTTTTACAATGGGTTTTCCTCATTGTAAAAAGTGCGATTCAAAGACCAGTGAAAATTAATACCCCCACTTGACATCCTTGGGGGTGGCGTGCGGATGATGTCTCGAGAAAAAGTTACGCTCACCGTGGTCACTGTGACCGATGAGACTTTTCTGTGACCTGTCTATGACCATATACTTTCGCATATCTTTGTAATACACTCGAGCTCCTTTGTTTATTAAATCTTCATGCTTCATGTCTACGTGATTATTCATCGGGTAGAAGTGCTTCACGTACTTTCGCATATTATTCACGTTTATGAGGTAGCATTTCGTACTCGAAATCCATTTCACCTTTTCCAGAGTTCCCTCGTCTTTATCAGGAAGCCTGGAAAGACAATGGAAGAAACACATCTCCATATTTTCACCCTTTTCGTTTATGACCTCTTGAATTTCATGGAACAGACGGGAAGATTTGATGATGACATTATCTTCAAAAATGACCGCATATTTGAGTCCCTGTTCGAAACAGCGTTTATAGAAATCCATGTGCCCCACGAAACAACCTATAGCCCCGAGATTGAAATAGGTTATGTTCGGGCGTTTTACCGTCGGGTCGTAATGCATTTCCAGAGCCTTTTCAAAATATTCAGGTTCAATGATATCTTCGTATTCCCTCGCGATTTTAACGTTCCCAGTGTTGGGACCGTAGATGACTTCTATGGGAGTAAATCCGCTATAGTATTTGAAAAATCGTTCTTGGCGTGTCTTGGCACTGTTGACCGTGAGAAGAAAACACTTGTAATCGTATTTCTCTTTGATTTTAATCTTCTCTTCCCTATACGTCACGGCGAGAATGTAGACGACAATCACCAAGAGTATGACGAACAAGAACATACCTACTTAAACGTTAGAAAATTTAAATGAGTAAGAATGAATGGTATAGATGTATGCGGTCTGATAGGATCGATACTCATTGTCATCATGTTCATACCCGAAATTAATCATGTGTACAAACACAAAGACGCAAAAGCTATCAACTATAACTTTTTACACCTGAACCTGACGGCGAGTGTACTGTCCCTCGTGTACTCTTTCTACTACAACGTCGTGCCCATGACCATAACGAATTTTTCCGCCGGTCTTTTCTCCTTGCTCATGTACTACTTCAAATACGTTTACGAGCTTAAAGAAGAGATTCCAATTACTACTATAGAAGATGCTCCTATAGTGTAGTTGGTTAACACTGTGGACTTTGAATCCACCACCCGTGGTTCGAATCCACGTGGGAGCTTTAATCCTCTCTTAGCTCAGTCGGTAGAGCTGTGGACTGTAGTTCCAATGGTCACTAGTTCGATTCTAGTAGAGAGGACCATTCCTCTGTAGCTCAGTTGGTAGAGCGACAGGCTGTTAACCTGTAGGTCATCGGTTCAAACCCGGTCGGAGGAGATTCTTAGATAGTGTCATCCACTATGTAAAAATCTCATAGTATAATAAACGATGTCGAATCCAACTGCTATGTTAGCGGGTGTCGGCCTTCTCAGCGTATGCTGCATTTCTTCCAGTCTATTAGCCGGTGCTATGGGTGGTGAGAAGACCCCAGAAGAACCCGCGGTTCCAGATGTAAATGATACGATTAAGGGTGTGAGGCACGTAAGACTTGAGAGAACAACGGGGGATTATCCTGCTAATATAATAAATTTAGCAGAAGTTGAAGTATTAGACAAGAGTGGGAAGAACATAGCCACCGGCAAAACTATAACCGGTGGCCCGGGTGGTCCTCATAGCGCCGGCCCGTTTGAACGCCTCGTTGATGGTGATTTAGGCAATTTTGCACACACAACAGGTAATGGTTTATCGTTTCTGGAAATTAACCTAGGATCTGACGCAGATGTAAAATCTGTAAAAATCACAAATAGAGGCGAGACTACAAGCGCTTCTTGTTGCTGGAATCGTATAAATGATGTCAAGGTAATTCTTCTCGACAAAGATAAAAAGGAGTTAAAAACAACTCCCGTGATCGACAATTGGGATAAGAGACATTCGACATACGACTTTACCGCCTCTACATCGGTGTGGAAATATGAGTAAATAATATCGGAGTATAATAAACGATGTCGAATCCAACTGCTATGTTAGCCGGTGTTGGACTTCTCAGTGTGTGTTGTATTTCTTCCAGTCTATTAGCTGGTGCTATGGGTGGTGGAGAGACCCCAGAAGATCCCGCGACTACGACCCCGACCGGACCTTCTTACCCCAAGGGTCAGTATGTCAGGCTGGAACACACTGTCGCCCATGACGCGAATGCGGAAGGTAACGATGATGATAAACACAAAATTATCAATCTCGCCGAGCTGGAAGTGTTTGCTAAGGACGGTACAACCAGTTTAGCCGCCAGTAAAACTGTTGAAGCGGCCAATTTTCATCCCGCGGGTCCTCTACCAAATCTCACCGATGGTAACTTTTCCAATTTTGCACACACTCTTGGTAGAGACGTCAACGAAATTGATAAGATGACCGTTGATCTGGGCTCCGAAAACGAAATCGAAAAGATTAAGATTACCAACCGCGTTGATTGCTGTAAACACCGAGCGCAGGGTATTAAGGCTGTCATTATCGCCGCAGATGGTACGACTGTGGTTAAGGAAACACCCGCTATTACCACCACGGCCGATACGTATACTTTTACGTTCCCTGATTCGACGACATGGGCTTAAAAATTAAGATTAAATAAGTATTAATGTCGACTGTTGTTAAACTTCTTTTTTCTCCAGTTGTTTCCCTCAATAGGAGATTTAAGCGACGAAGTAGATCTTCCCTATTGGATGCCCCACCACCACCCGCAGATATCCCAAATGAATGGGCCTACGGATCGTATTGTTGGATAGCCACAGTCGAGGCGAAAGATTCGGGTGGAGAGGTTGATAGAACGTTCATTGGGTACAGTCAGAATATGGACATTACCGAAAGAACGAGTATCGCGTGTGATAGATATAAACAACCTGGTACTACGTGTGGCGAAGCCCAGATGACGATGCGGGGTGGTGAATGCGACGAAGTTATTTTTATGAAATCTAAAAATGGAAAAATGATCAATCTCACGAACCCATTTCACTAACTTTATCCGGTCCTACATAGACGGGAGGTGCTTCAAGTATCTCAATCTCAAGCTTACCTTCTTGTGATTGAGATGGTCTCACGTAGGCAATACGACAATCATTTGCCCTCAAAACTGGATTTCCTGTCTGGACCGGTACAACAACTGGTTGACACAAAAGAGCGAACATGTTTATTGTTACACGATATTTATTGGACCGGCATAATACGTATGTTTCTTGATTTTTCGTAGCAAGTTCTTGTTTTCCATGTATGCCGTACGACCTCCATGTACGACGAGAGTGTCCCTGGTCATGGTGGCGAGTAAGTACTGCGTGCTATTCTCTTCACACATCTTACAGCGACTGAATACGTCCTCCCTCGTACCCATGTAACAATCGATAACAACATCCAGGGGTCCCATTTCTTTACTCAGTGATTCTATGACGCTGTTAGAATTTTCCACGTGCGAGGGAAGAAAAGTAAAGACCCTGCGCGGTTTCTCCATTTTCGTCGTCATGCTCCTGACCGATTTGAAATTTTGAGATACATGTACGGGGTCCTCCAATCGTACCGACAACCTGTTACTCAACTCGATAAGAGTTTTAGGTAAAACGATTCCCACTGACATATATATTTTTCATTCAAAAAAATCTCACGAAATAAAAACAGATGAATCACTGTTTGGTGTTTGGTGCCAGGGGCCATCTGGCTCAAACTCGTATCATACCCGCTCTCAAAAGAATGGGGTGTCCATATACCCCCATATCAAGAAGGGAAGTAGCGAACTTGGAACATCTCAAGGATGAAAAGAACGTCGTCGCTTACATGGCCATTCCCACACACAACTTTTGCGAAAACGTGGAACCTTATCTCGGGGTCGTCAACCCGACGTATATCCTCGAGAAGCCACACGGACACTCGAAGTACGATTTTGAACGAATCAAAACGTTCATCGAGGATAACGGTATAAACGTGGTGTATAACGACCACTACCTTTTCAAGGACACGATGAATCATATCCGTTCTCCTAAAAATCTCAAAACCATAGAAATCAAAATACACGAAAGTGATGACATGAATGATAGGGTAAACTACTTTGATACTGTAGGTATAGTGGGTGACATGTATCAAAGTCATTGCGTCCTATTGTTTGCCACCATACTCGCAAAACATTTCGGTGAAAGTCGTAAAAAAATCTTAAAAGAATTGAGTTTGGTAAAACCAGAAATAATGCAACTTGCAAGAAATCGCGCGTATTGGGGTACAGCCCCTACGGAATGCAAAATTCAAATGACATACAGGGGTATCGAACTCGTGGCCGATCTTCAGAAAATGGTACCCAAGGAAAAGTACATACTCATGAACGGAAATATAAAATGGGAAATGGATTACGGTGTGTGTGCTTACGAAAACGTTCTCAGAAATATAGATGCTGGAAATACACTCCAGTTTTTAGACGAAGAAGAGGTGGACTATTTATGGGATCACGCCTCGATCATTTCGTGCTGACCGAAATAGTTTCTCTGTGCCATGAGAAGCTTCATGGACGTAGACGTCTGATGCGTAAAATCGTACTGTGTGAGTGCAGCCTGAACTGCTGGCGCGGGGATACCCGCCGACGTACAATACATCATAAACACGCGCGCGTTATCCACCGTTTCTTCCAGAATATTCCTGCAATTCTCACTAATCATAGGACATTCAATAATAGTACCAGAAGACCAAGCCTTTTTGATACTATCATCGTCCACGTGACGAGTCGCCATGAGCTCGTACCCCTCCAAAATAGAAGCGGCAAACACGAAACGCATGGTATCCAGACCGACGATTGGGTCGATGGCGTAATTCGCGTGTTGTGCGGTATTGATAGCCTTGACGTGTCGACTCGTGAATCGTGCATTTACCGCTGAGTTGATGGTCGGTGTAGGAATTCCATACTCGAGACCAATCTGCGAACACCACAAACCTGTGTTATTCATGTCGCCCACGTCAGCGATTTTGTGAATTTTGTATTCATCGAGTACGTGCATGGCCGAACGTGTGAGGTACCCGTCGATATCACTACCCTCAACCTCCTTTAGAACCTGATTCATGTAGTACGTATCTTGGTTGCAATACGCAAACACATCTGCGATACCTTGGAGCATACCGTATTCGACACCGTTGTGTACCATCTTCGTGAAATGACCCACGCCATAATCCTGACCCATATACGCAAAGTTCTTTGCGAACGAATCAAAGAGTTCTTCATTCTTTTTGAATACCTCCTCGGAGCATCCAATCATCAACGCCGGGCCCATGCGCGCACCCTTCGCACCTCCGGAAAGACCCGTCCCCACGTAGTTGATACCCTTCGATTGGCAATACGCACCACGGTTCCTCGAAGTCCTGTAGAATTCGTTGGAGCAGTCGATAATGGTGTCATCCTCACTAAGAGTCTTACTCAATTTCTTGACCATGGAATCTGTGACCTCTCCATGGGGAAGTGCGGTGATGATCGTTCGAGGCGTTTGCATCTTACAAACCATATCTTCCATGGATTCGTGACCGCGAATATTCATACAATCACCCGCGAGGGACCTAACCTGTTCGGGTGAACGGTTATACACGTGAATTTCATGAGACTTTTGGATGTTGAGGGCGAGGTTACCACCGATGGCACCGAGGCCGATGAGACCGAGAGACATGTGTTCTACGAGTTCATGCATCGTATATTTTAAGTTCGTTCCAATCTCGAATACTTATGTCACTTTCTTGACACCATGGATAAATATCTTCACCGATGTAGTTGATTGCGCGGACACCATCTTCTATACACCTGTCACAAATACTCTTGTTGTCATCTATTATGAGGCCTATGTTGAGTGCACGGCAAATATCAGCTTTATGTACTTCGTTTGGGGTGAAACTATTAGTCAAGATGACATCATCGAATACACCCGGAAAGAAACTTTCAATCCACGTTTCCGTTTCTTCGCGGACGACATCTTGACGCCCAGTGACGACATACATTTTATTGGAGTGTCTTTTTAGTTTGTACATAGCTTCTTGACTCCCCTTTATAGGTACGAGATCCATGAAGTCTTTGGACTGATAAAATTCCCTGACCATTTTCTGTGAAGTGGCTTCATCTATTTCAAATATTTCACGGTACACGTAATTGTATTTGGGTTTACTCCAAAGTTTGTGAACTTTGTGATGATGCTTCGCCATTGGAAAGAGGAATTTTACTAAGACTTCATCGATGTCGATCGCGATTCGGTTCATTTCTATACATCAATATTATTCATAATCTCTAACTACCACACCTACGGGAAATCTTGGGACACCAATCGCAGTTAGATTTTGAAATCGAACGGTCAACTGTTTTCCGATGTATTTTTCTTTTTCAACGAGATACTCTCTTCGCTTTTCCAACGTGCCTTCGGGTTTGACGGAAAAGTGTTGTTCTCCCGTCTTACAAATCCAAATGGCAGTACCCTTCTCACGACCCGTACCCTCTTTAACATCCACAATGGGGTATTCTTCAGTTTGGAAAGCCTTGTACTTGAGAAGATAATTGCTTCTCTTACCAATCTCATAGGTACTCATGGCGTCACGAATCATGATACCCTCGTGCCCCTGGCTCACGAACATGTCGTGGTAGCCCACAATTTCAGACTTTTTCTTCACGTGAAACGTATCGACGGTGACATGCTTCATTCGTTCTTCGAATGTGAGATTCGGTCGGTTCATATCGAAATAGTCGAACACGTGAAATTCCAGTGATTCGGGGTTCATCTTGAACATACTCGTGATCTCCTCGAACGTCTTGTTGGGAGCGTAGCACTCTCCATCTAGGTACTCACCGTCTTTGAGTCCATTCGCGAGGTGATCGACACCGTGGACAGGCTTTCCGGTTCGAGAGAAGCATCCTTTATTTGACACGAGAAGACGAACCCCGTCCAATTTGGGTTGAACGTAAAAGGGTTCAGTGATGTACTTTTGACGATCTTCCCACTTGTTTGCCAACATAGGAAGAATCTGTGTACACTTGGTCTTCTCATTGTTCCACATGGTCTGGGCTCGCATGAGCGCCTTTTCGTACCCCGTCTTCACATTCGTTCGGGACACGGATACCTTCTCACTCCCCACGACACCAGTCGTCTTCACGATGTCAGCAGTTCCGTTAGCAAGGTCCTCGACACGGATATCAGTGAATCGCTCGCTTCCGTTCTTGTCTTTCTTTATAAGGCGTTCCATTATACTGTATTAATATCTCAGCTTTAAATAGATGTCGGATTTACCGGTTGTAAATTATGGCAGAA